CTTTCTAGAGGTCGTCTTGCTGCAGGAACTGATGCATACAATACAACATTTGGATTCTCATATTTTGACCCACAGTTCTTTACTAAGATAGTTTTAGAATCTGTTCCTACAGGAACTAATGCATTTGATGAAGGTAAGTATGTATTTGGTATTACAAGTGGTGCTTATGGTGTTGTAGAAGGAACTGCATCTGGTGTTTATAGTACAGGTGTACTATTATATGTGAAGACTCTATCTGGTAGATTCTTACCTGGCGAGACAATTAGAGATGAGGGTGGTGTAACTGTAAGAATTGCAAAAGAAAATACAATATCACATTTCATAATTCAAAATAGAGGACTAGGATATGCTGATGGTGCTACTCTATTAATAAATGGTTTAGAATTTGATAGTTCTAAGATAGAACTTTCTAGAACTACAGATGGTAAACTTTATAAGGCATCTGTTGCTAATAGATCTGCTGTAGGTATTGAGTATGCTCAACCTCCTGCTATCACTGTAAAAAATCCAGAGGGTTCATCTGCTCCTAATGCTGCTGCAAGTATTGTACCTATTCTATACAGAGATACAGTAACAACATACACACCACAGAATGTTAAGTCTATTGGTTGTGCTTATGGTTCTGGAAATGCTAATGATTTCTCTGCTGATGTTGTTGTAGATAGTCAAAAGTATTCTGAAATTAAGACTGTAACTGACTATACATTCTTTGGTTCACAAGGATCTACATTTATTGAATCAACAAGTTTCAGTGCTGATGCATCAGGCGTTGTACAGCAAGGTGACCTTGTACAATTCTCAGATGATGATAATAATCTCGTTAGATCTATTGTTCAGTATGCAACAGAACAAGAGGGAGCATATAAATCTAGAATTTACTTAGACACAGCTTTACCAGGTGCAGTTACTAATGCTAGTATTGTAAGATTACGTCCAAAGGTAGATAATGCTGCAAGTGGTACATTACTATTTTCTACTGGTAGTAAGCAAGTATCTCAAATATCTGCTGGTGGAGATGATACTAAGATTAAGTATTACTTCCGTAGAGATTTTGTAACTACTGCAACTACAGGTGGTGGTACAATTACATTCGCTGCACAGTTACCATTTGGTACACAAAGATTTGCTGCATTTAGTGAAGAGAATTATGTTATCACTGTGTTAGATCCTGGCGATGCACCTGACATAATAAAAGGTGATATCATTTATGTTCCAGAGGATGTTGTAGATATTTCATCTGCTACTGACACTGCTAGTGGTCTTACATCAGGTAGTATTAGTTTACAGTTAGCATCATCATATTTTGGAAACATACCATCTAATGGTACTTTCCCTAAACTTAAGTTAACTGCAACATTAGAAGTATCTAATGCAAAACCAAGACTTAAGACTGTAGTAAAGAATAAGAGAATTACAGTTACATCTGCTGGTGATCGTGTTGTGCCATTAAGAGGTACAGACTACGATACAGAAGTTGTAGAAATTTTATCATATGCAGATGCTTTTAAATTAAACTATGTCTATGAAGGTACATCATCACAACCTCCTGAGATTGATACTGCTGGTAATATAATTTCTGGTACTGATGTAACATCAAGATATACATTCGATAGTGGACAGAGAGATACAATATATGACGTATCACGTATTGTTTTAAAACCAGGTTTTGAAGAAACAACTGGACAACTTGTTATTTCTTTTGATTACTTTGAACACTCACAAGGAGATTTCTGTACTATTGATAGTTACTTACATGAGGCAGGAGTTTCAGAAGATGAGATTCCAACATTTGACTCATCTGTTCTTGGTATTACAGAACTCAAGAATGTAATTGACTTTAGACCTAAGGTTGATAGCACTGCTATTATACCAGGTTTCCTTGATACATCTACATTAGAAAGAACAGAGGGATCATTCTCTGGTGCTGGTGCTATTGTTGCAAGTAGTCCTGCTCCTGATAAGAATTTAGAATATACATTCTCATTCAGTCAAGTTCAATACTTGGATCGTATTGATGGTATCTTCTTAGATAAGAAAGGTAATTTTGTAGTTAATGAAGGTAACTCATCTCTCAACCCAACCAAACCAGATCCAATAGAAGATGCGGTGCCATTGTTCTACGCATATATTCCTGCATTTACTAAGACAAGTAAAGATGTAAGAATTACTCCTGTAGATAATCGTCGTTACACAATGCGTGATATCGGTAAGTTAGAGAAGCGTATTGAAAGACTAGAATATTACACAACACTTAGCATACTAGAACAGCAAGCACTTAACATGCAAGTTAAGGATGAGATTGGTCTAGACAGATTCAAGTCTGGTTTTGTTGTTGATAATTTTGAAGCACATAAAGTTGGTAATCTTAAGTCATTAGATTATCGTTGTGCTGTTGATGCTCAACAATCTGTACTACGTCCACAATCTAAAGAAGATTCCATAGGATTAGTAGAAGTTAATACAAGAGAAGATCAAAGAGCAGTTTCTGGATATAAGAAGACAGGACATATGGTTACATTACCATACTCTCCATTATCTTTATTAGGAAATAATTTTGCATCATCTACAGTAAATCCAAATCCATTTGTTGTACTACAATATGTTGGTGATAGTGATGTATCTCCATCAATAGATCAGTGGTATGATTCAAGTATAGAACCAGTTGTTGTAGATACAAATACAGATCTATTCAATATATTCTTGGCAAAGGAAAGTGTAAAAGAGAGTTTCTCTAGTTTACATAATTCATTTGTTATCAACTGGGTAGGTGCTACATCATCATTTACTGCTATCAATTCATTAGGTAATGTTAATACACAAGTTGCTAATACATCAGTACAAACTGCATCCGTTGGAAGTTCTTCCAATATCAGTCCTCAAAATAACGAAGTAGGTAAAGGTCTACAAACTAAATCTGTAGGTGATAGTATTGTTTCTACATCACTATCATTCTTTGCAAGAAGTGTACCTATCAAATTTAAAGTTGGTAGGATGAAACCTAATACAAGACTATATGTTTTCTTAGAGGGTAGAGATATTAGTCGTTGGGTCAATCCTGATCTTAGATATACTGGCATTGCAGGAAACTCTTTATCAGCATTTAATGGATCTATTACTACAGATGAGTATGGTAATGCTAGTGGTTTGATTATATTACCAGCAGGATCACCTCCTAATGAAAATGCTATATGGGGTGGAGATATTGATACTGTTGGATATGATGCATCTGCAGAAGCACTAAACTTTACTGTAGGAACTTTAACATTTAGATTTACATCTAGTCCTACTAATGCAGCAAAAACAGATGTCGATAGTTACACAGAAGTTAAGTATTATGCTACAGGTATTCTTCCAGAGAATCCTTCTAGTATTGTTTCTACAAAACCATCTGTCTTTAAATCAAACGAAGGTGTTCAGTTAATTGAAAGTAATACTGATAATCCTGTAAGACCTAATCCTCTTGCACAAACATTTAAAGTAGAGAACTTAGATGGTGGATGTTTTATAACTGGTGTTGATCTTTACTTTAATAAAAAGAGTGCAACAATTCCAGTCAAAACATACATTACAAATGTAGATGCTGAAAAACCAGCAAAGAATATTGTACCTGGTAGTGAGAAGACATTAACACCAAATACATTCCTAAAATGTGCTGCTAGTGGCAACATGTCAATAACAAAAGGTGAGAGTGTAACTGGTGCATCTTCTACTGCATCAGGTCCTATACTTAAAGTGTTTGATAAGAATAATGTAGAATTAGTTGCTACTGCATCTGGTAGATATAGTCTTACAAATGAACAATGTTATACAGTTGTTCTCAGTAATCACAATGGTAAATCATTCTTACCAAATGAAGATTTAATTATTCCATCTGTAACTCTTGCCAATGACACAGGTGGTACAGATTTTGTTCTCTCCATTGTAAAAGATAGTGGTAAGTTATCTGGTGTTAGAGTTACAAATCCTGGTCTTAACTATGACAGTGCAATTCTAACAATAGAGAGTCCACAATTACCTGGCGGATCTACTGCTACAGCAAGCATAGAAGTTTCTGGTGGTAAAATTTATAATGCTGAGGTATCACTATCTGGATTTGGATATACAGAAGCACCATCAGTTGTTGTGAAAGGCGTCGGAAATGGTGCTGGAGGATGTGAAATACAAACCTT